AAAATTTCACTGGCTAAGACTGTCCCAGAAGTTACCACTGTTCGCACGAATGCAGTCAAGAATGCCGCAAAAATTGCAAAAATTGCAAAGACTGTCCCCAAGAATGCCAAAAAAGTTACCACTGTCGCTTCGAATAATTCTGCACAGCCTAAGGCGGGGCGTGTTAGCGGTGGTGTCAGAAAAAAGAAAACGAAAAAGCAAACGAAAACGAAAAAGCAAACAAATACAAATACAAATGAATTTTTTAACGCTAAAGAAACACAAACAACAGGTCCAGTGGAATTGGGTAAAAGAAGGGTAGAAGTTCGACTAGAAATTAACAAATTGCCCTTGACAAACAAAGAAAAAAAAGAATTTCTGAATAAAGTTCCAAACGCCACAAACATAGCAACATTGAACAAACTTTTGAAAAACGCGAAAGAAAAATCTCAACGTACATAAATGAACAATAATGTCAACAGACCGGTGGTGCGCATCCCTTTGCGTCAAAACGTGTCTCTGGCCACGTTTGGCTACAAAGATGTGAAGAAGATGTCCAAGTTGGCGAGGCACAGGGCGTTATCTCGAGCCATCAAAGCTGGTGAACCCCCTCTTGGGTTGTTTCGCCGTCTCAACGCGTTGATGATTTTTTTCAAGAATAGTAAACCCCGTTTGTCTAGTATTTTCAAGTCGGACAGGGACTGGGTAAAGTTAAAGTTTTTGGTCAATTAAAAAGGTAAGTATGTCTTGTGATGTGTGTTGTAACACATTTAATAAAACAAATCACAAAAAGGTTTCCTGCTCTTTTTGTGATTTAGGTGCATGTCGAACGTGTTGTCAAACGTATCTTCTGTCCACGGTAGAGGATGCACACTGCATGGGATGTAAGGCTCGATGGGACCGGCAGTTTGTAGACACGTGGTGTACGGTAAAGTTTCGAAACACTGACCTTCGTCGACATAGGGAGTTTGTCCTGTTTGAAAGAGAAAAGGCTCTCTTCCCAGAGACACAGCCCGATGTGGAGCGAATTTTAAAGATGCGCGACCTTCGGGTGACGATTCAAAGGCTACGGGCGGAGATGATACAACTGTACCACCGTTATCGAGTCCCAATCCCTGTGCGCGATGATTCACATTTCCAGCGACATCCCGACCTGTTGGCATTTCATGAAATGTACACAAATCACCTGTTGGAATATGAAGAACTCAGGACTGGGCATGACGTTCGAGATGACGACCGACGTTTCGTGCGTAAATGCCCAACTGAAGAGTGTAAGGGTTTTTTAGATGACACCTGGTATTGTGGAATATGTCGACACACTTTTTGTGAAGCGTGTAACGAGTTGATTGTAGGTGAAGAGCACACGTGTGACCCAGATGCGGTACAGACGATGGAACTCCTGAAGAAGGATACAAAACCATGTCCGAAGTGTGGTGAGATGATTCAAAAATTATCTGGATGTTCACAGATGTGGTGCCCGTCGTGTCACACGGCGTTTGATTGGCGCAATGGGGTCATAGAGTTGGGACGTATTCATAACCCACATTACATAGAGTTTCAGAGACGGCAAAATAACAACACTATGAATAGAGAACATGGTGATATCCCGTGTGGTGGCCTCCCATCGTACCGTGAACTGCGAGAATACAATCCACAGTGTTACGAGGTGCTCCAACTTCGCATGACACTGGTGCGCATAGAAGGTGAACTGAACTGGCGGTGGCGAGAGATGACTGACACTCGATATCTTCGCATTCGCTACATGTTGAATGAAATATCTGAAGCCGATTTTCGATGTGAATTACAACGCATGGATAAACAAAACACAAAGGCACAAGAGGTGACGCACATATTTCGAATGTTTTTTGACACGTGTTCAGATGAATTGCGACAGTACATGTTGGGTAAATCTTTTGAAGATGTGCGCGCCATCATAGAACCTTTGATACAGTACACAAATGAAATCATAAAATCAATACACAAAAGGTATGTATGTGTGACTCCATATTTCATAGAAAAAATATAAGTTTATTGTAATGATACTCGTGTTGGCTCTGATACTTGTCGTCTTCTTTCTCATGCCCACATATCAACGACCAGTGGTGTTACCACAGATGCTTTCTCAAGAGGAGTGTGACCACATCAAGCGCCAAGCGCTTCCGCGTTTCAGACCATCCACCGTCGGTGGTCATCATCAAGTGAACACGAACATCAGACAAAGCGAGACGGCGTGGCTCGGGATGGAAGACCCCGTGGTGCGTCGTGTCGCTCAGCGGTGTTTGGAACACGTTGACCGCCCCCTCCAAAATTGTGAAAAGTTGCAGGTGTTGCGTTACAGGCCGGGAGGGTTCTATAAACCACATTTTGACGCGTTCAGTGACAAACCAGAGTCCAATCCTAGGATGTATACGTTCATCTTAGCATTGAATGACGAGTATGAAGGAGGGGAGACGGCATTCCCTCGTTTGAAGAGTGAATACAAGTTACACACCGGTGATGGTCTGTTATTTGAAAATCTGGACAACTATGAATTCATGACTGGTAAAGCCTACCACGGTGGGAAACCTGTCACGCGTGGGGAAAAGTGGGTGTGCAACTTGTGGGTACACAAATATCCTTATGACCCATAATAGTGGCAAACGTACCTGTACAAAAATAGCCACCACATATATTGGATTTACATGATTTGTATATCACACGATATACACATCATCTAAACGTTCATTCAACCGACCAGGGAAACAGAAAGTAGCTTCTTTCGCTCTGGTCACCCCCCTTTTTTTATTGGGTAATTACAAAAATGATGCTCTTTTTATGTACACCAACATTGGCTCCTCCACCACATAGACATGTCACCGCCCGGGAATGTCGCATCGTCATGGCGCGACCGACCGAGAAAGATGGTGTCTATGAGGTCGAGATACAGAATGCACCTCCGATTAATATAGAAATACCCAATGTGGGGCTCGAACCCACGACCACGCGCTTAAAAGGCGCGCGCTCTACCGACTGAGCTAATTGGGCGATGTGCTTCAGAGAGGGCTCGAACCCCTGACCTCGGCATTACAAGTGCCGCGCTCTACCAACTGAGCTACTGAAGCGTGAAGAGCTTAAAACTAGTACTCATTTATTAGATGAATACCGGGGTGCCCTCCTAATGGAGGACATTAGAAAAACGCACAACCTCTTTAAGCGAGAAATAATAGAGGCAATTACCATAGGCAGAGAAAATCCGACAGTTCTTGACGTGGGATGTGGTTTCGGTGGGGACCTTCAAAAATGGAAACATGCGGGTGTGCGCAACTTGAGCATGTGTGACCCATCCCCAAAGGCTTTGGAGGAGGCAAAGCGTCGTGCGGAGGGGTTGAAGATGCGTGTGAACTTTTATGAAGGTGACATCAGGGGATGTCCTAAAAACAGAACCTATGACATTATATGTTACAATTTCAGTTTACATTATATTTTTGCATCTGAAAAACTCTTTCATGAAAGTGTCAGGGAAATAAAAAAAAGAATGAAACATGGAGGTACATTGGCGGGTATCATCCCAGACTCAGAAACTGTCATCATGCGCACCCCGTACCAAGACGCACTTGGAAACTTTTTTGTGATGAAAGAGACGCCACAAGGTGGGTATGGGGAAAAGTTATTTGTCAACTTGGTGGACACCCCATACTATGAAGATGGCGCCAAGTCAGAGCCAGTGGCGTACAAGGACAGGTTGGTGACAGTGTTGGAAAACTATGGATTTCATCTGGTCCATTGGGAACCGTTGAGAGGTCATGAAGTGACACAAATGTATTCTAAATTTATATTCACGTATTATAATAAAAGATGATACTGTGGATTGTATTAATTCTTGTGAACATCTACCTTTTCAGGACAACCCACGAACCCCCCGAACTGGTTGCCGTGCGTGAAAAGTACACCACCCTTCGAGAACATCTGAAAGAAACAGGGGAGTACCCTATGCTTCACACCCCCATTCCCATCACTGCGTATCACAGGATGTGGGATGGTTCCCTTGGTTTCAACGTAAACAAAGGTTTTGAGTTGGGTGTGTGCCTTGATGGA